GTAGGAAACAGAGGGAGCGAAGCCGACAACGTCCGTGCGCTTGGTGGCTTCATGGACATACTGGCGGCTGTACTCCGTGGGGTTCTTCGCCTCGGACAGAGAGGTGAAGCCGTCGCCAATGAGGTTATAAGTCTCCGCCTCAGAGGTTCCGGTGTTCATGTAGCTCTGCCTTTTGTTTCTGGTAATAAGCTCATTCATGCTTAAATGCCTCCTTTGCAATAATACGTTAAATTGAGGACGATTTGGTAATCCTCTGTACCATCTTCAAACACTGCGGCGCGGCTGGGTGTCGCAATGTCAAAATCTGTTGCGGTTCGATTTTCGCCGATGTCCGGGAGAGGTTGGCTGTTCAGCCATTCCACAAGAGCGCACAGCGTAGCCGTCGCATCGAGCTTGGATTTCGTGTCCGCGCCATCGATTCTGATATAAACCGCAAAAGGAAAAGTGCCGATGTACGACCCGGAAACATACCGCCGCAAGACAACGGTTCCGCTGAGCTGTTGGAACATCATGCTTGGGGCTTCCTTGTCGAATTTCTCAAACAGTATAGGTGCCGGTTTTTCCGCCCATGTGTTGAGGTATTCAAAAAGTGCCTGGGCTATCGTAGGATCGCCTGTCATTTGCTGATCTCACCTCCGGTTACCGCTCCGCCCGCGCCGTTGATCCACTTTTGCTTGTGAACAGCTTTGGCTTTCTCAAACCACTGCGCGGATGCTTTCGGGTGTTTGTCTTTGCTGAAAGTCCGTTTTGCGTAATAACAGGATGCCGCATAAGGTGCGTTATAGATCACCTTTCCGGACCCGAGTGTTGTTCCGCGGATGCCGCTGTTGCGGAGATTGCCGGTTCTCATGGGGACGTATTCGTCGCAGTCCTTCAATACCTCGTTATCAAGCCATTTCTGTCCTGCAAGGTATTTCGGCTCGAAGCGTTTTTCAACTTTTCCCACGTCGATTTCAAGCCTGCAAGAAAAATTCATTTCGCCACGACCTTTCTGTGCCACATTCTGCGGCTTCCGGCTTTCAGTCTGGCGCACGAAATAACCTTCCGCGCACCTTCGAGTGTCGCCGGTTTTTCGACTGATCCGTGTTCGCCGGGGACAATTATATCCTCCTCCCGCGCCGTCCATTCCGTCACGCGACGCCCGCTCGCGTCCCGTACCGTGGATTTTGCGTCAAAAGCGTAAAGCACCAACACATCCGCCGGTGCCGTATCTGCGCGGACTACTGCGGTTGTGTCGGTGTAGTACACATTTTGGAGTGTGTAAATGTCATAAACAGCTTTGTGGCTGCTGTCCTCGCCGGTGTGCCGGTAAAGTGTCGCGGTCTTATTCAGAATCATCTCCGCACCTCCATCCGGCATATGCCCACCGCCTCATAAGACCTTCGCGTCGCAAGAGGCTGACCGCCAGTGCGGATATGGGTATGCCATTTACCATCAGAGTTGCAGAGCTGTTCCGGGGGTTTCCGGAGGAAGTGCCGCCGGAGATCGAATAGTCGCCCAGTCTTTCGGCTCCGGCAGACGCAGAAGCATTCCCCGTGACCGCATCCACTCCACCCTGAGAATACAGCATCTCCATCTGATAAGCGGTTGCGCGTTTCACGTTGTCCGTAACATCCTTGATCGGCAGATAAACCACCGAGTCTATAATGTCGCTTGCCATCTGCGCCAGCCTCTCGAATTCCTCCGGCGGGATAGCTGAACCGTTAAATATATTGCTGTAATATTCGGTGTCTATGTATGCCGCCACGATTCACACCTCATTCCTTTGCGTCTGCTTTGGCTTTGTTCTTCTTTTCCTTCTCCGCGGCTGCGGCTTCAAACTCTGCGATGCGCTTCTTGAATTCTTCTTTCTGGCTCTCGAAATCTTCTTTAGCCTTATCGTATTCCTCTGTCTTGGATTCGAGCTGAGAGGCGAGCTCTTTATTGCTCGCCTCCAGTCTTTTGACTGCCTGTTTCAGCTCGGAATTCTCGACGAGAAGCACATCGTAGTTGGTCGCTCCGCCGTTCCGGATGACGTTGCCGCGAGCGTCGATAACGTTATATCCCTGTGCGAGATATTCGTCCACGCGGGAATCGTCAACGAGGTACTCACGACCGCCCTTCTTTACTCTCGTCATGCCGCCACCTCATTACGCTTTGCTGGTGAGGGTGGCGGAACCGGCGTAGTATGCGCGTGCCTCGCGGTCAGCGACCACCAGGGAAATCTTCCGACCGTTGGGGGCGTTGAGGACAGATACACCGTCCCATTCAACCCAACCGGGAATACGGGTCATGTCGGTGCCGTAGGCGGGGAGTTCGGGAGCTTCCGTGCCGACAGCCCAGAAGTAACGGGAACCGGGCAGGAGGTTCGCGCCGACAGGGGAGGTCATGGTAACGGTAAAGTCACCGGATACCGCACCGGACGCGGCAGATGCGGCGGTTACGAAAGAAGCGGTTCCCATGGTGAGACCTTCCACCACGAAATCTACACCAGCTTCCTTATTGGGAAGAATGAACACGTCCTCCTGGGATTCCTCGAAGTAATCCCATTTGCCCTCGCTGCCGGCGGAAGGAGCGTCGAGCTGTGCGAACTCGTAGTTTACAGGGGTGATGATGGAATTGGGATGAACAAGGAACATCAGAATCTGCTTTGCGGTAGCGCCTCTTTCCGCGCCCTCAGTGAAGTCGTAAGAGGTGAGCATGTGGTCGCTGGGAACCACTTCGATAGACACGCTGTCGAGGTTGGCGATGGCTCTCTGGACTGCCGCGCTCTGGTTCTTCACATCGTAGGTACGGTAGAACTGCTGTGCGTTCTTGATGATGGTATCCACGCGGGGGATTACATAGAGAATTCTGCCGCTCGCAGGAACATTGCGCTCGGTCATGGTTTCCATCATGTAATCGAAATATTCCAGAATGTTGGCGGTGGTAAGTACAGCAGAAAATGCCTTGCGACCAGTCAGACCCCAGTCGTCGTAGATGGTAGACACAAGGTACTTATCCATTTCGGGGAACTTCTGAGTTTCGTTGAAGGTTTTCGTGATGTTTGCGATGGACGCCGCCTGGTTGGTTTCACGGATATCGGAAGGGTGCACCAGAGTGCCCCACTTTCTGTGGTTACGGAGAGTCAGGGGGTGCCACTTGTTGTCGTAATTGCGCTTCTTCGCGCCGATGGAGTCGCGGTCTGCGTCGGTACGACCTTTGGTGGACAGGGAGGGGACTTCGATGGTCTTGGAACCAGTCCATCTGTAGTCGGCTTCCTGTTTTCTTGCGAACAGTGCGCCGAAGTGGAGCACATTCGGGTATGCGTTGGAGAGTGCCTGTGCATACTGGGTTGCGTAGTTAAGAGCTGCCATAAGGTTTTATCCTCCTGTTAAATGGTTAATTTGTTTTTGTGGTTCTGACGGAAGTGAATCCGAAATCGAACGGGGACTGCGCGCCGCCGTTGCCGCCGCCTCCGTTGTTCTGCGAACCAGTAGTGAACTGCGGGGGCTGTTTGCCGGTTCCGCCATCCGCTCCGGTTCCTCCGGCGCCGGTACCGGTTCCGCCTTTGCCGTCTTTCCCGTCGGTCTCGTCAGGCGCAAACATGGTCGGGTCATCTTTCTTCAGCGCGGCCATGAATTCGTCCGCTCCCTCAAACTTGCCGTCTACAAGTTTGAGTTTCTTTGCGGTGAAGTCGCTCAGAGCCGCCTTACGAGCGGCTTTGCTGGAGAACTTGAATCCATCAAAGAACTTGTCTGCCGCATGGTTATATGCCTGAGTATCGAGCTTTTCCTGCAGAGCCTTGGTGTCCGTGTCATACTTGGTCTGAAGCGTCTTGATCTGATCGCTCAGAGCGGTGTTGTCACCCACCTGCTTTTTCAGTTCTTCGATGTCCTTGTCACGGTCTGCAAGCTGACCTTTCAGCCCGGAGTTTTCGGTCTGCGCAGTCGCGAGCTGCTGCTGAACCGTAGCAAGGGTACCTTTGGCTGCCTCGATATCCTTGCCGTTTTCGCCCATAACAGAATTGATCTGTTCGTCCGTGAGTCCAAGTCCTTTGAGGTATTCGCGTGTCATGCTGTGTCCTTCCTCCGGCTACGCTTTTTACGAGGTTGCTTCTCTACCGGTTTGGCTATTACGCCGCCAAAGCGAATTTGTTTCGGCAGTTTAACGACGTACCGAGGTCAAATATCAAGGTTTCGCGGCTTTCCTTGCCGCCCACACGGCTTTTTGCGCCGCGCTGTGCCCATATCCATTCACCCATTCGCGTTCTTCGTTTCTGGTACGCTCGACGCGTTCAAGGAAGCCTTTCAGCGCGTCTTTTTTGCGTTTCAGTTTTACCGCCGCTTTGGTATAAGCGTCCCGCAGTTCCTTCTCCACCGCTTCGTCTGTTGCAACTTGGATGGCGGTGTCGAGAGCCAGGCATTCACGCTTTGAAGCGCGGATGGCGCGTTCGTATGCTCTCTGTTCCTGCTGTTGCTCATACATGGTGTTGTTGGGCTTATTGAGGTATTCTTTCGATGGATCGCGGGAAAATGACGGTTTTGAGACTCCCTCAAAGAACGGATAGAAATTGTGGTAGCAATTCCATCCGCACAGTCCGTCGCCGCTGCCATACCCGGTTGTCTCCACAAAATCCTTGTATTTCGGGTGTTTACCTTTGCGGCAGTAAATCCCGCCTTGCCATTCTGCGTGACTGGGTCGCGCTCCGGCGTGTGATGTCACTTCCACCAGATCACAATTCATTTCGTCCATACGGGCGATCTGGAGCTTTGCCGTTGTCTGGTTCGCTCCGGTAAGTATTGCACGCCTGGCGGCTACATCGAGCTTGTCTACATGCCCTGTCGGGTACGCCACAGATTCCATGCCCTTTGCCGCCACTTCTTTGATCGCACCGGTGATTACCTGCTGCGGAGTGTATGCACCGGACATAAGCTCTATCCACGCTTTATCCATTGCGTTGTAAAACGCTTTCTGGGAGGTCTCAGCCGTCGTTCTGGTGAGATTTGTCATAAGTCCTTCCGTTTGTGCCACCCCGGACAAAAGGACGTCACGCAACGCCTGAGAGTGCGCCAGAGGGGTTACCGCGAGCCCCGCCGCCTTATAGATGGAATCATCGAACCGTAACCCCGTGTTTGCCGCGTCTGTGAGCAGACGTTTGATCTCCACGGTCGATTTCTTTGTGGCGCGTGTGAGGTCTTTTTCGACATCCGCGGTCAGCTTTGACATCTGCAGGAGCTTTTCGATCTGCCAAGAGGACGCGGCTCCAATGATATTGGTTTTTATAATCCGCCTTGCGATCTGGCTTACAATGTCCTGCTCAACCTCCGCCCATAAATCCACAAAGGTATTGGGGAGAGTGGCGAGATATTCCGGCGTGAGCATTGCCCATCACCCCCGTTTTCTGAGGTTAAAACGCATAAGATTGAACCGTCCGATGGTCTGCGAATTCTTTACCCGTTTATTTGCGAGCAAGGCACCGATGCCGCCGAAAAAGCCAAATGAGCCTCCGAAGAGGCTTCTTTCTTCATGATATTTCTTTCGTCTTTTCACGCAGATCACCTCAGTACAGAAAGACGATGTTGACGTTGTCGCTGGTGTGGAACACGAGCTTGTTTACGTCAATCATGTCTTCGCTCGTCTCAAAGATACCGGTGTCGGTCAGCGTAATCACCGCGTCGTTGAGCGTAAAGCGCAGTCCCGGCACACCGCTGATTGCGATTTTGCGGATGCCAAAGCCAATGCCGAATGGTGCAGAGCTTTTACCCTTCGCAAGAATCGGCACCATATCCTCTCCGGCTGTTACTGTTCCTTCCCAGCTTCCGAGTTTTCCTCTTGCCATATCAATACTCCTTTCTGGCGATGTAGCCACGATTAAATAACGCTTTATTAAAGTACGCGATGCTGTGTCCCTCGTATGGGCTTGCCGGCTTATATCTGCCGGTGCTTATATCGAAGAATCCGTTTTCTGTTTCCCCGATCGTCACCATTTTTCCGGTAACGCGGAGAATCTGCACATCATCTCCGATAGAGTTAGGGATGATCTTGTACTCACGCCGCGTTGCTTTGCAGACATGCGGTCTTGCAACCACATCGTTTGTCGTGACGGTCACGATGTCGGTCACCACTGTCCTCCGGCGTTCTCCGTCGGTAAGGTGCAATATCCTTTGGATAACTTCGTCCCGGGACATTACGTCAATCTCGTAGACGATCTCCGATTGGTACTTTATAACATCCGTTGTCTGCGTAAGCCGATTGACGAATTTCCGGGTGTATTCCGTGGGCTCTTTGTTGTTTACCAGTTTGGTAAAACCATCCCCT